TAAACGATCTAAGCTGTAATCCGTATTATCTCTTCTAACCACTAAATTCAGTATGTCTATGACATCTGTGCCTAAATTGTATTCCCCATCAGAGGCGGTTAAAGATAAACTGCGTTGAGCAATTGTCCATGAATTTAATCCACGATTAGCCCAATCAGCTAACATTAAGTTTAGCGATCTTTTAGCTGTCTTTAAATCATATCCCGTGCGAACTTCTAAGCCACAACGCTCAAAAGCCTCTTCGATATAATCAGAGACATCTAATTCAAAATCCGTGCTTCCAGAAACGGCCATAACTTACTTCTTAGGTTTTTTATTTTTACCAACCATGCCGCCGGTGCGCATTTTTTTAACATTACCGCCACCACGCATCTTTTTAACCATGCCGCCGCCGCGCATTTTTTTAACAGCACCGCCAGCACGCATTTTTTTAGGTTTCTTTGTCGCCATCTTTCAATCTCCCGTAAAGTTCCGATCTTTTCTGGTAAATTTCTTGAGTATCTGTTTCGTCTAAATATTGCTCATAATAACCCTTTTTACGGAGCTTGTCTGCGGAATTCTCTAGTTTTGACAGACGTTGAACAAATATCAATGCATACATGGTTTCTGATTCAGCCTCAAAATCGGCGTCTAAATCGCCTACAAAAACAGCCTCTTCATCATACGGATGTGCACCCATCACCCATATATCTTTATCAATAAAAATACCGTCAGCTATACCTTCATTCATAGACAGTAAATAATCATGGAAATCATCGGGATCATCGTCGAAATCAGTATCTACAATGATTGTCATATCCGCATCTTCTGGAAACATGGATACGGCACTGTAAATGACCTGCTTATGCTCATCATGTTTGAAAATAATATTAACCTTGTCGTCTAACCACGCTTTTTTAGCATAAGGACACGGTGCTATGTTATTAAAAAATATATTAGGTTTTTCTAATATGGTGCTGGACCAAGCCTTTATTTCTTTGACAATTTTACGTTCATCCGCCGTATAAAATGGCAAAATATTGCTCATGACTGCGAAACAGAGCCTTTTGTGCGCTTCCTACGATCAGACATAACCGCACCGCATCCTCTGGCAACGGCAGTTCCAGGAATACTTTTACCCCTAAATTTTCGTTTAGCCTTGCTTTCCACCACGCCACCATACTTCATTCCCCTAACAGTGGCTGCTTTTGTGTTAGAAACGACCTGTTTGCCCTTAGCGCCTTCTTTTTTCTTTTTGGCTTGAGTAGCCTTTCTTTCAGATTTAGACAGACTCTGAGCTTTTGAACGCGGCAGACAACGATCCGGGTTCTTTTTGTCTTTAGACGTGCCACACGGACCCGCTATATTGCCGCTAGAGTCTATGCGAACCCAATCTTGGTCAAGCCATTTCTTTAACTCGCCCATTTTATCTACCTTTTCGCTTGCCGCCCTTTGATTTTTTGGCGTAATTCGGATCTTTACAGTATTTTGATGCTGCTAAATTAGCATATGCAGAAGGATATGTGTCAAAAGTACGTTTTGCCCATGCTTTTCCTTCAGGACAAATCTTACTTCCTTTACTTTTCTTCGAAACAGCGCCACCTTTACGATAATAAGTGACTCCGCAAGGTCTTGGTTTGGCTCCAGTCTTAACTCGAGAGCCCATTTTATGCAAATACCTTAATAATGTGATTCGCAAAATAAGAAACAATAATTAATGCAGCAATTTGCCACAGTCTTTTGTCTAATTTCTCTAAATAAGCACGTTGATGATCTAATCTTTCTTCAATATTTTTATATCGAAGGTTGCATTCGGCTTCATGTTTTTCTAATCGAGCCAGTATGTCTTCAGCTTTCATGATTACCACGCTTTGCACGACCAATACCGTGCGCTAAATTTGTCTTTTGCCGTATCACAGCTGTGACGGGCGCGGAAGTTTTTACGTCTACCTGGCTGATCCTTTTTAATCGACATATTTGGATCACCAAATCGAACTAATTTTATTTGATCACCTTTTTTAGCTAAAACAGCGCTTTTTTTGGACTTGCCAGGGGTTCTTTTAGGCTTATTATAGCCTGCAAATGTCTCGCCTCTATAGCTAATGCGGCCTGAAGGTAATCTTTTAACGTTTTTGGTAGTAGCCATTACAACTCACTCCCGTTTTGAATGTAAACAAACTCCATTGACGCGGAGACATTAAAGTCAACCGACCCTGAAGAAGAAAATGCTCTCATCTCTAAGTCTGTTTTTTCTGTAAACTTTAACGGGAAAGTATAAAACTGTTCGTGTGCGCCATCTGTAAGAGTAAATCTTTCCTTTATCTGAAAGACTTCTTCATACGGTCTAGCAACAAGACTAGCATTCAAAAGAGCTGGGGTGTTAGTAGCTGTGCCTGTGGACAAACTCATCTTCGTAAGGAACGCTGTATATCCTGCGGGAACTGTCCAAAGGGCCATCAATGTTTGGTTGTCGCCCTCCCCATTTATGGTCAGGTAAATATTAGCTGGAACCCCAGATGTAACCGTACCTGTTCCTGCGTAAAGTGTGCCAGCGTTTGCGCCACCACTACCTGCACTGCGAACAATGCCGCGATTTATACGCAGATAAGATTTTGTGGTATTAACAGCCGTTTGCCCGTTCAAGGTGACAACTTCGTTTATTTCGTTGTAATCGGCGTCTAAGCCAAAAACCTCTACTGTTCTTGCACCTGTTCCCGCAGAAGTATCATCGGTGGAACTGCTTGATAAAGTCATTACTGTTGCTGATGCAGGATAAGCGTATAAACCACCTTGTTCCCAGATGGTTTCTTTTGTATCTCCAACAACAGCGTTGTAACCAAACTTAAACACAGTTTTGTGGAATGATATTTGACCCCGAGAAACTTGAAGCTCAAAAGGTTCCGAAGTTCCAACTCTTGATATAGAACTAATTTCTCGTGTCATAGTGTTTTACGCGTGGAATATTGTCATATTGGTGAATACTTCATCAGTTCCACCGGTATATGTCACATATATGCCTTGATCAAACATAAGTCCCTCAGCAGGAATTGTTACGTCTCTCTCAGCAGTTGCACTAGCTACAGTGCCTAATTTCATGATTTCAGTACCAGCGGAGCCGTTCGTTAAAAACGTTATTACTCCACCTGTAGCTGAATTCACTATAAAAGCACCTTTTAATCTAGATCTTCCAGCAAAAACAACATCTGCAGCCCCTGCAGCATGTCCTATAGACACGTTTGCCGCGGGTTGTGCTGATATTTCTGCTGCAGTGACTGTTTTAAAATACTTCGTCCCTGCTGTAGTAGTAGCAGAGCCGGGTAAAGTGATTGTCTCGGTGATTGTATCGCCATCTAAATCAGTTCCTGTAATAGTTACTGTTTTAGTTCCATCACTCGCGCCAGCGGTAGTTACTGTTAAGATCCGAGCCGCAGCAAAAGTAGCAACACCACCGGATGCATCTGTACCATCTATTGTAAAGTCTGTGTTCGGCTGAGCTGCAGCTGCGACAGAAGCATTATCTGCCGCATTCAAGTCAGCTTCAATGAACACGGATTTAATGTCTGATCCGGCCATTGTTATCTCCTATTACTGGTCTGCGAATGCAGGTGCTGTAGCGCCTGTTACTGATCCCCAGATGTACCAGTTAGTGCTGTCTTTAGCCATGATGTTAATTACAGCAGAACCTGGAACGTTTACTTGAACTTTACTGTTAGAAGAAGCATTAGCAAAAACAACAGAAGCTGCACCATCGTCAGTGTCATTAAATGCCACATTTCCAATGAAGTAGTTTGTGTCTGATCCTGCATCTACAATAAAGTCTGTAGCATCAGCAGCTTCACCGCCATATACAAAAGTAAATGAAGCGCCTGCTACTGGACTAGGTAGTGAATAAGTGTTGTCTTGACTGCCGTTTGGAACGACTAAAATTCGACCACTATGTGTCGCGTTAGTCAAAGTTACATTACCATCTGCTAGAGCTACTGGAGCTCCTCCATATGTAGAAATTTCTGTGATTGCGCCGGTAGTGCTGTTCTTACTAACGGATTTAAAACCGTTTTCCGAACGAACCGGACCGCTAAAAGTAGTGTTAGCCATGATTTTCTCCTGTCTAGGCAAATGTCAGTCCCACCGTGGGACTGTCAGGGACAGATTAACTATAGCTTAAAAAAGAAGGGGCGACAACTGCCGCCCCTTCATAGTTATCAATAAGTTTTACCTTATTTACTAACTTTTTACGCCGCTCCTGGAGTACCAAATACTGAACGCCAGTCGGATACACCGAAGCTGTAACGCTCACGAGCCTTAAAGCGCATATTTCCAGTGTCAAAGTCACCTTCCATACCAGTCTTAATAGGGCTACGGTTGAAGTATTTGAAGCCATTAGGGGCATCAGTCTTGATGAAATACGCATCGCTATCAGTCAAGAAATGGTTGACTACTGCGCCATCAGGCAGCATACCCATTGATTTAATAGCGTTAGTATCGTTATCAGCTGTGCCGCTGCGTAAGTTGCTGTTGATTACACGCTCAGCAATGAATTGTAGCTCTTTAGGAATGATTAGTTTCATACCACGAACTGCAATCTTCAAGCCACGCTCATC